CCATAAATAAAATAAATGACCATAGCACAGCAATCGCGATATAATATATAAAAATAACGCACGGACAATCGCATGACAAGAATTAACTGCATTCCAGTCGATCAGCTACTAGACCAGCATCTCTTTGCTGAGTACCGGGAAATCACTCGAGTAGCTTCTCTGCAACGGTCTTTATCGTCTTACGGCGTCTACTGCATGGGCGCCGGCCACGTTAAGTTTTTCTATAATAAAGGTGCTTTTCTTCGGCGGCGCACTGAGCAGTTGTATCGCGAGCTGTGCGCTCGTGGTTATAATGCCATGCTTAAAGTGTATCCGGCGCACGGCTCGGCTCGCGACAAAGACTGGCAGCCTTCTAAAGAAGACATGCTTTGCAATTTGCTTCGGCTAGTTGAAAAGCAGAGAGCTCGCCCTGGGTTCTATAAATTGCAGGGCAATCCTGCTCCAGGTAACCACTACTTGGAGCTATTAACTAAGTTGACGCAAGATGAGGCGCAAAATGGCTGAATTGAAGAAAGTTGAAACTGCCCGCGGTATGCTGGAGTGGGTCCACATTTCCGGCGAGGGCAAAGAGAATCTCAGTGGCACCCCGCAGTACCTCTGTAATTTGGTGCTAGAAGGCAAGGATGCAGAAGAGTTTGAGAAGCAGCTTCTCGACTACTGGGATGAGCACAAACCAAAAGACATTGGCAAGAAAGCGCCAAAGTCGATTGGTATGTATCCGCACACTGTTAAGGATGCAGCAGGCGAAAAAGTGGAAACGGGTAAAAGCGTGTTCACTTTCAAGACTGGTACCACGTACAAGTCTGGCGACAAGAAAGAAGTCAAGGTCTTCAACTCCAAAGGGCAGCAAGTCTCTTTGGGCAGCAAGAAGATTGGCAACGGTTCCGTAGGTCGTGTGGCAGGCGCCATGGGCATCTACGAAAACCGCGGGCCTAAGGGCAATCTGGTAGACGCAGGGGTGACTCTGTACCTTGACGCTATTAAGTTGCTCAAGTTCGTCGAGTTCCAGGCTGGGCCTTCTTTCGAGTCTGATGATGAAGACTACGAAGGCGGCTTTGACGGTTTGGATGACGTGCCGTTTAGCGGAGTGGATGAGTCCAGCACTTCTACTGAAGAGCCTAAGATTCGTCTGTAAACAACAGGCCGCAGGCAATTAGTCTGCGGCCTCTTAAAGAGCAAGGAAAATATATCATGTTTGAAGTCAACGCAATTTTCGCGTCAAACCCCAGCTTCTGTTTCTTGCAATGCGCGTTTGCCAACTCAGCCCGCTTGTACACGTATAAAGCGCTTGGAGAGTTTGCAGAAGGCGACAAAGTGCTGGTCGACAGCCCAAGTCAGGGCCTGGTCGTAGTTAGTGTGGTCAAGGTGCTTAAGCCTACGCAAGTAGACCTGCAGCCTACGCAGTTTGAATACAAGTGGGTAGTCCAAAAAGTAGACTTCACGCACTTCAATAGTCTGGTAGAGCTGGAAGCAGAAATGCGCGCTAAGATTACTAAGACCAAGATTGAAAAAGAGCAGCAAAAGCTTATTGAGCAGTTACATGATACACTGCCTGAAGAGCAAGTCCAAGAACTGACAAAGCTGGTGCGGCTATGAAATACATCTGCACAACGGACCTTGCCGCAGCATTTGATGGGCTTGACACAAGCAAGCCCATCTTCTGCGACACAGAAACTATCGGTCTATATGGGCGCATCCGACTGGTGCAGATTTACCAGGAAGGGCTGGAGCATGTGTGCTTAGTGGAATGGCCTTGCCCTATGACGTTAGCTGCGTATCTGGACAAATACCATTCCGTGTGGCAAAATGCGCATTACGACGTAACAACTGTTCAAGCGCAAACTACCACCCGCTGGTGCCCTCAGCACTTTGATGACACCTTTTTGCTAGGCCGATTAGCTTTGCCGCGCTTGGAAAGCTTTTCACTAGACTCTATGATGGCCCACGTGCTAGGCTTTGACCCGTACGCTAAGCAGGGGCTGGACAAGAAAGTTCTGCAAAAGTCCGACTGGAGCAAAGCAGTGCTGTCTGACGCGCAGCTGGCTTATGCGGCCACAGATGTATGGTATTTGCCGCAAGTATACAGTGCAGTTAAACAATGCCGCACCCGTGCTAACTACTTGCTAGATATGCATACGCTGCGGCACTGTTTAGACTTTCAGTGGAACGGCTTGCCGGTAGACATCACAAGACTGCAAGCATTGCGAGAAGAGCAGCAAGCTATAGTGCGCGAGGCTAACTTACCAATCAACGTCAATTCATGGAAGCAAGTCCGGCCTTTCATCGGCGAAAATGAGTCTGACGACTTAGCTTTAGCCCGCTTCTCACACGCGGGTAATGAGAAAGCAGCAGCAGTACGTAAAGTACGCAAAGCGCTTAAAATGCTGTCATTCTTAGAAAAGTTTGACAATATGGAAGAGCGTATTTATGGTAAGTTTAAGCCTACGGCTAAGTCAGGCCGACTCACTTCAGACGATCAAAATCTGCAGCAATTGCCACGTAAAGCCAAGTGCTGCTTCGGTTATACTGAAGGGGCAGGCAAAGTAATAGTCTTTGCTGACTTTGCTCAGTTAGAGCTACGCACAATCTGCGCCATCGTAGATTGCAAGCTAATGGCTACAAAGTTCTATGAAGGCGAAGACCTGCACGGGTTTACAGCGTCCATGCTATTTGGACCAGACTGGACTAAAGACCAGCGCCAAATGACGAAGACATATAACTTTAACTTGCTGTACGGCGGAGGCATCAACATGGTGCTAACAATCCTGCTCAAGGCAGCAGATATGGTTGTGCCCGAGCATGAGGCTAATAGAGCGCGTAGCCGGTGGCGTAATCTGTGGCGAGAAATCTACGCCTGGCAGCAAGCAGGCATACATAAGTGGCAGCACGGTAAGCTAGGTAAGACACCGCTTGGCCGCGAATACTCAGCTGACATGATGACCGACTTCTTGAACATCGAGAATCAAGGTGCCGGCGCTGAAGTAGCGTGCTTAGCTTTGCACTATTTGTACGAAGAGCTTAAGCCATACGAAGCAAAGCTAATGAACTTTGTGCATGACTCGTATCTTATTGAGTGCGAAGACGATCCAGAAGTATACGTCCCAGTGGCTAAAGCATTGGCTAAAGCGATGAAAGACGCTTGGACCGAAGTTAGCAAGTTCTTTAAGATTCACGACATCCCAATGCCAGTAGAAGTTAAGGTCGGCTACAATTGGGGTGATATTGAAGCTAGTAAAAATATCCTATGGGAAGCAAAACTATGAGATACTTTGAGCACCAGTACTGTCAGTTAGTAGAAATGATTATAGACCATGGCGAGCATCGGCAGACTCGTAACGCGTCTACACGCAGCATTTTCGGGCAAATGCTAGATGTATACGTAGGGCAGGAGTTGTTCCCGCTAATCACAGGTCGACGCATGTATCCTAACGGCGTCTTTGGTGAGTTAGCTGCAATGCTGCGCCGACCGACTCATGTAGAAGACTTCAAGAAGTGGGGTTGTAATTACTGGGACTCTTGGGGTGACAGCGACGGCTTTATCAACGTGGACTACGGCAACGCTTGGTTCGACTTTAATGGCGTAGACCAAATTGCCGAGCTAAAGCACAACCTGCAGCGCAACCCTACTAACCGTCGTATGATGATTAGCGGATGGCGCCCAGACCGGTTGAACGATCTTAGCCTGCCCTGCTGTCATTACAACTATCAGTTCTATGTTACGGCAGATAAGCAGCTGCACATGCTGTGGTCACAACGCTCTGTAGACATGATGGTAGGTCTGCCCAGCGATATTGTGTTTGCTGCTGCCTGGTTGATTGCTATTGCTAATGAGTTCGGGCTAATTCCAGGCAAGATTAGCTTTGCTCTAGGCGATTGTCACATTTACGAGCAGCATGTAGACGGTGCTATGCGCTACTTAGACCAAGCACATTCATTGTCTAACGCAGATAGCGAAGTAGCGTATCGCTACATGGCTCCGGCCGGTGCAGACTTTTGCACATTTGACCCACAGAACTTAGTGTTGTCTTTGCACAATGCTATGCCCTCAATCCGATTTGACCTGGTGGTATAACATGAAAGTTACTGACTACAATGAATTTGCCGAAGCTGTAAGTAAGTGGAACGAGGCTCGCTACGAGCGTGAGTATAACCACGAGTTAACAGTTAAGCTGTTAGAAGAAGAGCTAGCAGAAGCAGAAGAGGCATTTGCTATCTTGCTGGAAAAAGGTACGGTAGAAGCAGCTGCGCATGTGCAAAAAGAAATTGCAGATGTACTGTTTGTAGTAGAAGGTGCCGTGTGGAAAGCAGAGCCAGATAGTTTGAACGAATGGCAAGACTATGCGCTGCAAGAGCTGCAAATTCTATGCACATTGGATCTTTCTGGTATTGGCCTAATGCAGCTTGCAATGGCAGAGTTTAGAGTTACTAAGAACGTTAGTGCTCTAGCAGGGCGCATGGCATTCTTTGGGGCGTACGCGCTAGAAGAATGCGGTGTAGAGTCTAAAGAGCACATGTATGAGGTGCTTAATGCCGTGTGTATTAGCAACGCGTCTAAGCCTGTAGTCAAGACAGCATCTAATGTTAAAGCTAATGCCGGTGACAAGGGCCCGTTGTTTGTAAAAGCGGAGCCTATCATTGAGGCCTTAATGACAAGAGGGCAGGGCTATGTCCAGTGAAATAGTAAAATTTGTGCTTGGTGAAGCAGCTAAGTCGAATGTAGAAAAACGCAAGGTTGGCGCTATAGTTGTTGGCGCAGACGGTCGCATTATTGCACGCGGGCACAACACAATAGATGGGCCCCATGCAGAAGTTGCAGCGCTACAAGACATGGCAGTTTCTGATGAATACAGCACACGTCCGTTGACGATGTACATCAGTCACCCTCCATGCCCAGCTTGCGCCGAAAGCATTATGTCGGCAGGAATTAGTAAAGTGGAAATAGTAGAGCAGTTTATGAAGTTCGATGGTGATAAGCTGCGCTATGACCTTGTGCCGCCTTCGGCAGTCAAGGCTCTAGCAGAAGCGCTAACCTTCGGCGCACGTAAGTACAAGCCCAATAACTGGCGCAATGTGCCGCAAGAAGAGCTCAACCGTTACGTAGCAGCAGCTATGCGGCACTTTGAGGCTCATCGCAGCGGTGAATACTTTGATACGGACAGTGGCCTGCCACACTTGGCCCATTGTCTCACAAACATCGCGTTTTTGATCGAATTGGACAAAAATTTAAGGCCTTAACGGGCTTTGAACGGCCCCGGCCTATATAACCCTATAGGCCTAATTTTGAAATTGACCACGGCTAATTTTGGAGCTAAATTTATGGCCATCAAATTGCTTAACACTGGCATTCGTATCCGTCCATCGGCCATTGACACATTCTATGGCTGTGCCTACCAGTGGGGCAAAACTTTCCTGGAAGGTGTAACAACAATCCCGTCAGCACGTGCGGCCCGCGGCACTGCTCTGCACAAGGCCGCTGAAGTACTGTGGACCGACGCAATGCAAGCAGGTGAAGTTGATGCTAACCTTAGCAAGATGACCGACGCCGCAGTGCAAACGTTTCAAGAAGAAGTAAAGACCACCGGCATCGTATTTGACGAGGGTGAAACAGAAGGTAAGATGGTTGCAGAAATTGTCAAAGGCACGCAAGCCTTCATTGAAGACATTGTGCCGTTCTGTGACATTCCAGATGGTGTAGAGCAGTTCTACAAGGTAGACATTCAGCACCCAATTGTATCTGAGCTCGGTGGCACCTTAGACTATATTGCTGGCGGTGTCATTGCCGATTTGAAAACTTCTAGCCGTAAGCCAGTGACTAGCAAGTACAAGACGCAGCAAAGCGTATACAAGTACCTGGCTCAGGCCAATGGCCGTGAAATTACTGAGATGCAGATCCAGAGCATCATCATGAAGAGCACACCTGAAGGCGCGATCTTGCCAATTGACACCGATGTTAACCAGGCTAAAGCACTGGTGAACTCTATGCTGGATACGCTAGAGCTTGTAGCTAAAGATGTTGCGCCAATTGAGACTATTTTGCGCGGCAATCCTGGCTATATGTTCTGCTCTCCTAAGTACTGCTCGCAGTACGAAGTCTGCCCATTTGTTAAGGGCCGTCTGTGACCTCGGCGCAAGCCGTGTTACATGTGCTGCGCACCCATGGTCTTACTAAGTACAGACTTAGTAAGATTGTGGGCGCAGCCTCTCCTTCGTCTGTAGACCAATGGCTACGCGGCAGCTGTATGGGGCCTGCATTTAGAACCGCGTTTTATAACTCGTTCAAGGTGAAAGTATGCGACCGCGCGACTATCAAGAAGAACTAAGCACGCAAGCTATTGCCATACTCAAGCAATACGGCATTGTGTATCTGGCTATGGAAGAGCGCACAGGGAAGACGCTAACAGCAATTAGGACGGCAGAAAAAAGCCCAGCTAAGACTGTGCTGGTTGTAACAAAGAAAGCAGCAGTTAAAGGTTGGGCCGATACTCTAGGTGCATATAAGCCTACTATAGCATTTACTGTGTCCACTTACGGTAGTTTGCACAAAGTAGTCGGCAAGTTCGACCTAGTAATTTGCGATGAAGCCCACAACTACATATCTGGCTATCCTAAAGCATCTAGCACGCACAAGAAGTTGCGGCCATTCACTTACCGCAGCCCCGTGATCTATTTGAGCGCCACGCCTCATGCGCAAGGCTATCAAATGTTGTTTAATCAGTTTAGCCTGACAAAGTATAGCCCATGGGCAGAGTACCACAATTTCTATAAATGGTTCGCCGATTACGGTAAGCCCTTCTCTATAGAGATAAACGGCTTTGATGTTGCCCAGTACACTAGAGTGCACGAAGACAAAGTGCGCCAGGATGTCGCTCATTTATTCATAACTAAGACCAGGGCAGAGCTCGGGTTTGAGCACGAGCCAGAGGATAAGCTGCACTACATTCAGCTAAGTCAGGTAACCAAGGAGGTTTATAACTTCTTGCTAAAGAAGAAGTGGGTAGAGTTTAAGGCAGGTAAACTAGTGTGTGAGTCTATGTCAAAGCTGCGCTATGCCCTGCACATGTTAGAAGGCGGCACAATGAAGCTAGACTCTGGTGCTGTTACGCTGGCTAACACAGAAAAAGTAGACTACATTATGCAGCACTGGGGAGACAGCCCAGAACTTGTCATAATGTACAACTATGTGCAAGAGGAGCTAAAGCTTAAGGAGCACTTTAAGCACGCTTTAATACTGCAGGCAACTAGATATGCAGAAGGCGTAGACCTGCACAAGTACAAGCACTTAGTGGTTTATAGTCAAGACTTCTCAACAGCTAGGCACACGCAACGGCGTGCACGCCAATGTAACCTGCATCGTAATGAAGCTATTACAGTGCACTTTTTGCTTGTAAGCAAAGCAGTTAGTGAGCAAGTATATAAGTGCGTTTCACGCAACAAAAAGAACTTTGTAGACTCAGTATTCAAGGAGACATCGCTATGAAAAAGCCCATGCTAGCTTACTCTAAGACACCAAGCTTAGCAGAAATACAGTATCCTGTGATTGTATCGCCTAAGCTTGATGGCATCCGCTGCATTACTGCAGGCGGCGTACCATACAGCCGCAATCATAAAGTGATACCTAACAAGCACATCCAGTCTATCATAAAGGACCTAGACATTCACGGCCTAGATGGTGAGCTAATGCTAGATGGAGATTTCAGCGCAGTATATTCTGGAATAATGTCAGAGCAAGGCACACCCGCTTTCTTCTACGCTGTGTTTGATATGTGGGATGCTACTGCGTCATTTGGCGCCAGATACGCCTTGGCCAAAGAATTCGTGCAGCACTGCAACTCGCAGTATGTGCGACTAGTAGAACATACACTAGTTGAAACTGCGGAAGAGCTAGCAGCGTTATGGGCAGAGTACGAAGCACAAGGCTATGAAGGAGCTATTGTACGTGCCATCCACGGTCCGTACAAAGAGGGCCGATCTACGCTAAAAGAAGGCTACATGATTAAGCTAAAAACCTTCAACGACGACGAAGCAGAGGTCGTTGGATTTGAAGAGCTAATGCACAATGACAATGAGCCAACTATCGATGCGCTTGGACGGCAAGTGCGGTCTAAAGAAACTGCGGGATTAGTACCGGCGGGTGTATTGGGCGCGCTAATTGTGCAGTGGCAAGGCAAGACCTTTAAGTTAGGTACAGGCTTTAATGCAGAACAGCGCGCGCAATACTGGAATAACAGGAATGCCTTACTCGGAGCTAAAGTCACGTTTAAGTACCAAGAAGTTTCTAGCTACGGCATTCCTCGCTTTCCTGTGTTCAAAGGCTTCCGCGATGAATGAGCAGTATATCCAAAAAGGCATCCTGGGGTATTTAGCTAACTGCGGTTACTGGGTAATCAAAGTAATTACTTGTAATAAGTCTGGTTGTATGGACGTAATTGCGTGTGCACCAGGCGGCATATTTGTTGGGATAGAAGTTAAGTATGGCCGCAATACTCCATCTGACCTGCAGCTAATAGCCGTACAAGAAGTACTGACTAGAGGCGGAGTGGCGTTTATTGCCTGGTCACTTGACGAAGTGGTCATGTACCTAACGCACTATAAGTTACCTAACTCCCCACTAAAGCTGTGCCCGCCAGAAATGGCTAAGGCGCCGGCCTTCAGAACTGCTGCGTTACTGGCTACGCTGGGCAAGTCTGAAGCGGCGCCTCACGGCAAACTGTGATTACAGGCGGCTGTTATTTTAGCAGCCGCACTTTCTCTGTGCCTTGCGCTACTGCAACAAACCCTTCTTGCTTAAGCGCCCAATCCATTGCCTTTTTATCCGCTGGGTTAATGCCATACTTAGCTGCTAGCGTATTTACTTGCTGCAGTGTGGCAATACGGTGCATTGGAATGACCTGGCTTGGAGTGCCGGAGCCCTTCAAGCTAAGTGTATTGGAGTCGCCCCACAATTTGATTTTAGCAGCCATAGGGTCCTTCTGTGTAGCAGTCTGACGAGCCGCAGCTTGCTGCATCTGCACAATGCTAGGGACAACGTCAACATCCGCACCTGCTAAGTCCGCCAGCTCTTTGGAAGTCTTAGCGTTAAGCGGATTTTCTAGCAAGTCTGCCGTCTTCATGATCAACGCCAATGCACGATTCTGCTCTCCGGGCGCAAGCCTACGGACATAGTTAAACACCGAGCTAGCGAACGCGTAATGCAGTCGCACAACTGGGTCAGTTGTCAAATAGCTCTGCTCTTTAGGTATTACAATGTTGCCGGTATGCCTGGCCAGAGCTACATCATTCTTAAACACCTCGCCCATCTTAATCAGCGCGGCTTGCATGCGCCGTGCGTCTTTAGTTGTGAACGGCATTTTGCTAAGCTCATCTGCCAGCAGCGGAAAGTGCGTAGCTCGCATGCCTTCACCCACACCTGTCGTGTACTTCTCAGCTAAAGCTTTAATAGCTGAGCCTTCCACCTTTTCTCGCGCTTGCTGAGGCAGTATTTTCAGCACATCAGAGAAAGTCTCGTCTGAGGCAGACATGTACCGCGTAATTGCGCGCACTGCGCTGTCTGTGTCAAGTCCTGGTCTACGCAGAGCTCTAGCCAGCACATTACGCTCTAGCTGCTTCATTTCTGCATACTTGGCTCTAGCCGCAGCGTACTGTGCTTTCCATTGCTGCGGAGAGTCAAATACTACGTCTGCGCCCTGGTCAATTGCAGTGTCAATTTTAGTAAGCACGTCATTGAAGATCTTGAGGTCAGTGGCACGCTTCATGCCGGAGCCAAACTTGAACTCATTTACTAGCTGCCGCAGTTCAAGCAAGTCCGCAAATGTGCGAGCGTCAGACCGACTGCGAATTACGTGCGCACGACGCAAGAATCGCTCTACCGCAGGAGCGTCTACGATCTCTTTCTCCATTGCTTCTAGCGCTGGTTCAATACCTAGCTCGTTAAAGTTGAAAGTAAACTGCGTCGTACGCGGAGCAGATGCAGCCTGCTCTTTAACAGCTTGATAGAACGCTTTGACGTCTGTAGTGTAGTTAGTCAGGTCTTCTTGCAACAAGCGAGCCATCTGGTCATCTGCTAACTCGTCTGCACTGCGCAGTACTTCTTTAGCTCTGGCATCAATACTAGCGGATACTGCGCGACTAGCTTGTGGGTCTACTGCAGACACCTGGCGCATAAGGTCCTCTGCTCCTGGCTTGGTTAAAGCCAAAGCAGCTATGCGCTGTTCTTGCGTGTTGCCAGGCAGCTCCGTTACTTTTAACAGGCCCTGACGCATTGCCTCCAACTCGTCATCGGATACGAAGAATAGCCGCTTGAGCTCTTCATACTCTCGGCCATTGAGCAGTCTGTCTTTTAGTTGGCCCAGGCTCTTAGCACCAGCACCAAGTCCTTTAGCGATAGGCCAAGCAATAACGTCGCCAATAACACTAGCTTGACCAGCACTAAGTGCTCTGGCTGCTGCGGTTTGCCCTTCTAAGTTCTGCTGCAGCTCAATTGCATTTTCTAGATAGTCTAACTGACTGCCTACTGCAGACCCGCCAGACGCGCCCAAGATAGACAATAGCAGAGAGCTACCAGCTTTAACTAAAGGAGGGCCCGGCACGCGGGCACCTGCTGTAGCACCAGTGATGCCGCCTGCGATTGCGCCGCTAATCTCGTAGCCTTCACTTCTGATGCTATCGAAGAAGCCAGGAGTCACAAGAGTTTTCTGGCCTTCACGGTCCACTACATAAAAGTCGCCATCGTCGGTAAAGGCATTGCCGTAGTCATCGCCAGTAGGAGCTTCCCAGATAAGTGTTAACCCTCTGGCGGCAAACTCAGGAATGTCCTTAGCTGCTTCCACAATTTTCTTGCGGCTCTGCATTTGCGCTTCATTAGCTAAGCGCCAGTCTGCTTCATTGCCGAACCACGCACCGGTGCGAGTAAAGACTGATGTCATGTTAGGGTAGACAGTTTGCAAATTAGCCACAATTTTGTCAATAGGCAAGCCGGCATCGCTAATTAGCTCGGCATAGGCAGAGCCTTTTTGCTCTTCTACCAGCTTGACACGTGTTTCCGGCGGGACTTCTGTCCATCGGCGGTACCAAGGGCGAGTGTCTTCGCCAGTAGCAATAATGCGCTGTGCTTCTTCGTACAGGCCTTGCATACGCGCTTGCTCTTTGTCGGACTTAGGCCGTGCCACGCCTTCAGATACCTGAGTTAACATATTACCAATTTCAGACGCTGGCATACCTAAGTCAGTAGGCGCCATAGCTTGCTGCACAGATGGAGTTAGGGCCAAAGGAGGGCTTTGATGTTCCACTGTCTCGGCTTCACTTAGCGCAGGCACACTTTGCTCTAGGTACTGCTTGATCTCGTCATCGCTATACCCGTCTTTACGAGCTTCTGCAATTTTATCAGACGCAGCTTTTAGCTCTTCGTAGTCGTAGCCATTTTGCTCGGCATAAGCGCGGACCTCGTCTTCGCTATAGCCTTCATCAAAAGCAGACCGCGCAGCAAAATATGCGGCGGCGGGCGAAGCATACAATGTGGCTTTGAATGGCCCAGTGGGTTTAATGACAGCGTACGTAATACCGTCTTTAGTTACTTCTTTAAACTCTGAGTTCGTCTGTTTTGCGACTTTCTTGGCAGTGTTTAGCACTTCGGTCTCATGCCATTTCTGCACGCCTGCTCCGCGGTTAGCTTTGGCCAAAGCTTCTTTGTTTCCTGATATTGGAATAGCGACTTGTTCTAAGCCTTGATTATAGGCGTCAACAAGCTCGCGCTCAATGCCTTTGCGAAGCCAAGAGTCTTGCCATGGCGACTTAGGCGCACTATGGAGTGCGAACTCGCTTAGAAGCTCGTCAGCACTACTAGCTTCGGACACTAGAAAGTCCACCATATGATCAGGCTGCCCTGTCAATTTAGATAGCTCATTATACTCTACCTGCAGTAGCTTATTAAGGCGGCTAATCTCCTTAGGGTCTGCAGTAGCGTCTAGTTCGGCCGACAATTCAGCAATAACGTCATACCGGTACTTAACCGCAGCTTCTGCTTCTGCGCTAAGCACGCCGTAACCGCTTTGACGCCCCGCCTGGTGCAGATCTGATTGGATCTCCACTAGTACACGGCTTGGAGTACCGTCAAAGATTTCTGGGGTGTCGACAAAGCGTGTGTGCATCAAATAGTTTTCGGCTGCCTCGTCTGGATAGTGCCCAGACGTGTATCGACTGCCCTGCTCCGCGCTGCCTCGATTAGAGAAAGTCAGTACCCGTTCTTGATAATTACCTAACGGTCGCTTTGCCGCGGCCCGGATCGACTCAGGAACGTACTCGCTGTAATCTGTGTCGTCGTTGTACCGGTTAGACTCGCCAAATACATCGCTACGCTGAGATTCAAGCTGAGTCAGTTCTTCTGGTGTGTAGCGCTTACTACGATCAATAGGCAACTCGGCATAGCGGAGCTCTTCTGGCTTAACTCCGTGTCTAAGCGCCTCTTTCTCAATGCGCTCTCCAGCAATAGTCGACCCTTCTTTAAGCCCAGTCTGCAAGAACTTAGCTAGCTTAGATACAATCTGAGCAGTCATACTTAGAATTCCTCGTTGGTATTAGTTGGCAGCTTTAGTTCACGACTAGTAGGAGAGCTAGAGGCTAATCCTGCGCCTTGCGCTACAAGTGCAGCATTTTGATTTGCTTGCGGATTCTGGGCCAGCATAGCACCAGTCTCTTCAAGGATGCGGCTAATCTCGGGGCTATACTTAGTTTTCATAGTGCGCAGAGCAAGTCCGCCGGCCTTGAAGAATCCAGCCGGGTTAATCTGTGCAAGCATCTGGCCAATCTGCCCTGACATTACTGTTTCAAGCATTAGCTGTGTGCGCTCATCTTCATCGTTATAACTAGTGCTCTGTATGCTGATGTCAAAGCGCGTAAAGCCTAGGTCTGTGCCTTGCTCAGACACAGGAGCCATAATGATATTGCCGTCTGGGTCAAGCAATAGCTCGCCATCATCCGGGTTTACCTCAGGCAGTAAGATAGGCTGCATAACAGGCTGTCCTTGCTGGTCTACTTCGCCTGTAAATTCCATCATAGGCTTATTGAGTTCTACCCAGCGAGCACCTACAAGCTGATCACTAACCCGCAATACTTGGTGCGCGGTATAGTACTGAGATACTAACCGTACAATGTCCGAGCCTAAAGATTTATAGAAAGCCTCTATGCGCGCAGTAATATACCGCAGGGACATGATAGACGCGTTCTGCTGTAGCTTTACCTTACGGCCAGAGTCGGAGGCAAATGCCATACCCAAGAAGCTGTCGTTAATGCCAAGCACGCGCTGAATGCGGTCAAAAGCTCGGTCAATAATAGTGTACTGGTCCAGCACTTCTCTGGTCAATTGCTCTACTCTAATACCTGACAGCTGCAGCACAGGGATCACTGCATTAACCCGGTTGACAGCATTAGTGAACTCTTGGATATTAGCTACCGCGCCTTCTTGCACGTACACTTTTTCACTGTTGACCATCAGCTGAATACGTAGCACTGCCTGGTTAATAGCTTTCTGTGATTCTAACACGTCGCGAAAAACGCCGTAATACTCAGCTTTGTCAGAGCTATGCAAGCGCTGCACACGGTACGGCCAACGCACTTCGCGGTATGTAATTTCTTTCTTTTCCAGCATAACGTCGCCGGACCAGAAGCAAGACCAACGTCGGCCTTCATCATCCTCAAGCACTGTGTGAACAATAAGATAGCTATCAAATACCCGGTAGCGGCCGGCAAAGCTGTCTGAGTAGTGCGCAGCAAACTCTGCCTCTTCTACATTCAAGAAGTTAGTGAATGCGTCTAGTTTGGCTGACTGACCCGGCCACAACCGGTCTACCTTATCTTTACGAAGCCATTTGAAGCGGTGCAAAAATGAGGCGTCGCTGTAATCGTCAAGCACACTTTCTGGGTCCAAGACTAACTGATAGTCAGGCACACTATGCGCGATGACTTTATAGACAGGCCGGTTAAATTCGTCACGTTCGCCAGAGTCAACTACAGTGCAGAAGCTGGCCAACAGGCCACTAATCATACCACCTAGCTTAATAGTATCACCCTCAATATCAAAGCGGTTATCCTCAAAGATATAGTTGACAACGTCATTAGCTACAGAGGCTAAGGCTGTATCCTCGTACTGAGTAGGCAGCACTTGCACCGTGTTTACAATAGTACTGTAATAGCCTACTAGCATGCGCGCAAACAGTTTAACAATGTTAAACGTCTCAGCGGGCTGCCCGCGATTCTCTAGGATAGCTAACTGCTCTGGCGTATAGTGCCGATTATGGTACAAGTCCCAGGCAAAGGCCGCTTCTTTGCGAGAAGGGTCATAGGCCTCATACCCAAGCTTGAAGCTTTCTTTGCAGTCTTCGATAGTGGCTTGCATTACTTAGCTCCTGCAAAAATGTTATCTAGACTGCGCTTCTCTGGCGCCACCGTAACTTTATCTTTATTGCGCTTACCAAGCGCGCGATTTACCATGTCGATGCGCTCGTCAAAAGCACGCACGATATTGTCGGCATTATCCAAATCTGTACCTAAATAGTAGGAAGCAATGTCTGGATCGTTAAGCTGAATAATAGACTCTAAGTTAGTCCGCAACTGCTGCAACTGCGTCTTAAACTGCTGCAGCACAGGCCCTTCTTGTTGCGACAAGGAACCGATAGCAGCTTCAAACGCTCTGGCCTCACCACCCGTGACTGTAGCGCCGTACAAAGCGTTTCTGTATACGTTGCGGAAGGCTTCATATGCGGACGTTGCGTCTAAGCCCTCGGTCTCGTTGCTAAAGTACTTTTTGAACGCCAGTAATGCGCGGTCCACTAAGCCGGCCTCATCTGCTGTAAGCTCGTCAGCCACCGTCTTACCCAGCGAAAGCAGTTCGCGAATATCGCGGGCAACTCGTTTATCTTCTGTGCTAAGTTTAGACCCTGTAACGCGCTCAAGGTCAGTAATAACGCGACCGGCCTGGGCACGCACTGCAGGATCGCGCAGCGCTGTTGGGTCGGCGCCTACAATAGAGGTGTATTTATCGCGTAGGTCCGCAATTGCTTCTGTTTCCTTAGTACTAGTCGGCCTAGACTCTGTAAGCTTTTTAGCAGTGTCAAAGCTTTCTTCTGTAGGCATAGCAGTGCCAAGCTGTACACCAGCTGCAGTGCGTTCCAGCTCTGAGCCACGACCCAACCGACGGCGAGCTAAGGTAAAAACCTCCTCTTCGCTTAGGCCCGGCTGCTCATCGCGTACGGCTTGCGCTGCACGTTCAAGCTCAGTTTGTGGCCCAACGCCCTGACGCAGCAGGCGGTCAATTTGCGCGCGACGGGTCATGCTAGTTAGCTCTTGGTCTTGCATGTAGTCAAGATAACCAGTAGCTGCGTACAGCTTATCCATATCCACAATATACTGAGTGCCGTCAGTAGTCGTGGCAACTACTAAGTTAGGCTTATCGCCAGACTCCGCCTGGAATACATAGGCAGGGTTAGGATAGCCCGCCTGCTTAAGCAGCATCTGGTGCTCTGGCGTATTTTGCAAATCGTCTACGCGTGCGAACTCTCCGTAAAATCGCTGGCCGATTGGATTACGCTTAGCACGTGAAATAAACTGGTTAAGATGCTTAGCATTCTTATCCGCATCGTACGTTCTAAACGCGTCAATAGTGTCTCGGAACAAAGAGTCTTGCTGCAGGCGACGGGCCTCGTCTTGCAGCCGCAAGAGCTCTGTATTCTCTTGCTCTTGGCGCAGCGGGGCTTGGCGCGTAAACTCTTGCAGTTCCATACGGCTTTTGTCTGCTCGTAGTTTAGCTTCAGCTAAGCGTGCCTCACGAAACGGGCGGTCACGGTTTTCATCAAAAGCTTGCTTGGCGCCAGAAGCTATACCAAGTCCGATATTGGCATCCATCTTAGCCTCCAGTAGTAGTCGTTGTCTGAGACGAGAAATAGTCACTAAGCGCTGTGCCGACGGTCGCTACAGCATTAGCCGTTGCTTGGCCTGCTGCTAAACTTGCGTTTGTGGCTGCAATGTTTTTGTTCTGCGCTTGCTGCGCAAGAGTAGCGCCAAGGCCCGCGCCGGGGTTTTGCCCAAGTCCGATCTGCAGGAACTGACGCTGCTCTTCTGCTGCCATGCTAGGTGCCGAGCGCCTGATATTAGCCCGCTGTTTTGCGGCTTCCAGGTTTCCTTGCTGCTTGAGGCTGATAGCTAAGCCAGAGCTAGGCGCAATGCCGGCCTGGGCCAGATTTTCCTGTAACCGGGCCATGGCGGTCTGCCGCTCTTTCTCATACGCCTCTAAACCTACTGAAGCATAGTAGTCAGGCGTAAGACTGTTATAGTACTTGCCTAAATTGTTTTGCAAGTCGCCATACACGTCGAGCCAGTCTTGATACTTTTCTTTCTCAAATTTTAGCGCTGCCTTATCGCCGGAAGACGCTTTGTCTGCAGCGCGACTAGCGGCACTACCACTAATCGCCGCTCCTGCTACGCTAGCTATTGCTGGAATTGCTGCTGCCCAGGCTGGCATGATCGCACCTCATATATAAACTGTTTAAGGTCTTCTCCATAGCACTTACGTACTATTGGCCCTATCTGCTCTGCCCAAGCAGGTCCATAAGCTTTAGCAGCGAGCAGCACAAAAATATCAAAGACACCTGCCCTTAGCATCCATGCTTGAGCTAACTCATGGTCTGTTGCTGTTTCTGAGCACTCAAAATAATTTGCCTCTTGCCAGCGCAAATAAACGCTGTACATTAGACCAGCTAACTGTTGATCCCATAGTGGGTGCGTAGCTACATCTAAGAAAAGCTGCAGAAATACTCTATTGACGTCCAGGGTATGAACGGGATCACCATCCATCAAGTCATCCCACAAATGCACAGCTTCTAGCACAGCTCGAGCCACTGCGCAAAGAGACGCATCGCCTTTATAAATGTGAGCGAATAGTGCGTTTGCTTGCTGCATGTCGTGCTCTGGTACTAAGCTCATGCTGGTACTCCTGCACTGGGTCTAGCCATCAGGCCTGACACTCGAATACTGTCTCCGGCAGTAACAGGGTCTACAGCAGTTTTAATGATGCTAGTACCGCTAATAGTGTGCTGGAATACGTATAACTCTAGTGTGCCGGAGTTCCACTTATACTCTACTGTGAACAAGCCAGACGTGCCGACTGCAGCTATCAGCGGTTCGATCAGCACCTTAGTATTCGCATTAGCGCCGACGCCTAAGAATGTATCGGTATCTAGAGTAATGTCATACCGTCCAGTACCTACACGAACAACTGCGGTTACATTGAAAGAACGCGTAGTGGAAGCAGGGCCATTAGTGTTACGCCCAATAAAGTCTGCTTCAAACATCTTAAGCCAAACTTGCGTAGTAGCAAAAGTGTCTAGACTTGTGAGCTCTAGTTCCAAGGCTTTGACGCGATCAAGCACTTGATCTGCAGACAGGTTCAAAACTTCGAGGTCTTTGCGTAATTGCTGAAAGCGCCGCACCGACGTAGAAAGCTCAGATTGCAAAGACGACAAAGTCTCAGCAGCACTAGCAAGGTCCTGCTGAGACACATATTTTTCTTGGCCTGTTCCTCTTAAACCGAGTATCGTATCCAGTTGCTCCAATAGGCGAGTCAGGAATCGCTTTAGAACCTCTGGCTTTGCAATGTCGGGAGGAACAGCGCTGAGCGACTGTTTACTCATTGCGCCTAGTTGCCTCGTACTCTAACTCATATACCTCGCCTGTGCCAGTAATCTCGAACTGTATGAAGAAGCCTCGTTGAAATACTTGCGGTACCTGAATAACGTGGCCATCTTCACTATCGAGTTGCTTAGTACAAACAAGCACATCGTTAATATAGACATTAATAATTATAAGGCCTTTAGAATAAATGTACACCTTTTTGTATGTTTTATTTTCAGTCGCTCGGCCTTCTATAAAGCGAGGAGATTTCCAACTCATGCTTTCAAAAGAGTCGGACGCAAATAGCTTATGCTGCACTCCATTGGCCCAACCATACAGCGTGTCTAATCCCTTAGTCAGGGCAGAGACGCCAAGAGTTAGCCGCTTAAAGATTGAGCCATAGCGAGTGTCAAAAGCCAAGATACTGCCTGAGCTCTCTAGGCAATAGTACACTTCATCAAATAAGATACTGTCTACTGGGTCTAAAGTAAGTTTGCCTAGCTTATCTTTAGTAATGACCGCAACATAATCGCCGGCTGACGTGCAAAGCCCATCAGTAGAAGCCCAAATCGCAGCGCCAGCTTTTACTTGCACAGAGTCGTGAGACACACAGCCTTGGTCTGAGCTAAGCAACTGCGAGCTAAGCGATAGCGGGCCCGTGCCTGTTACTAAGTGTGTTTTGTACTTAGTGAAGACCAGTACACCGTTGGCTACTGGCGCAATACCTGTAATGGTAGCGTCAAAAAGAATGGCGTATTCTTCTGGCCAAGCATCTGGAGCTCCGACTGGCGTAAAACGTAAGTTAGTGCCTACAGCGCCAAACAGCATAGCATAAGACTCGGCAATATACTTAAGCCCAGCTGGTGCCGGATCATAAATTTCTGTGGGCAGTATAGTGCCCTCTACTTCGCTGTCTTTAATAGAGTCTGCATAGCTAGTCGTAGCTACGGGTAACTCTACTACGCGTGTGAACTCTGCTAAATTGCCGCCAACCCGGTACAATCGCTTATGAGTTACTTGCGGGTCTGGCGAAGCACCTAGCGAGCTAACAGTAATGCGACCAAAGGTATCTGCAGACTCACTAGATACAGGGCTAGGGCCAGACTCAACACCACGTGTAGCGTTATAGAATGTGTACACATACTGATACACACCTTTAAGTGGGCCTACTTTACTGGAATCAAGCGCATCGTTAGCAGAAATATCGTACGTATCGTCTACAAGAGTTGCAGAAGCATTTGCTAGGTTTCCAACTAACCGCCATTCACCTTCGTACAAGCGATAAACGTTGATACCGCCTGGCCCATAGGTAGCACCTGTAACTTTACTAAATGTTACTTTGCGCCCGGTCTCGAACGAATAGACAATAGCGAGACCATTGTAGCCATTTGTGACATTAGCGTACGCGTCTTCTGCAATTGCCGTGGACGTATCAAAATCAAAGTCAGATGGCGTGCGAGCTTCTCCTGTTTCCAGGTCTACGACGATGATTAGGCCCTCACTGTAATACTCAGCGCCAACATTCACAAACATATAGCTGTGTTCTTGCGCTGGTATGTCGGCGCTCCCGCTAGTTTCTACGAGCGCAGTAGCCGCGGTTGGCGCAGCTGGGGCAGTGGTAGATGCTAAAACAGGCGCGGCTGTCGGCTTTGTAATACTAGCATTAGACGTTAGACCGTTGCGATGGTAAAATAAGCCAGATACGCGATCTGTATAATACAAGGCATTCTGAAACTCTAGATAGTCGCGCTTGGCTGCGGAACTAAACCACTGGTTACCGCTTTCGTAGAAATATGCGAAGCGTTCTGTAGTAATAGCGGAAGCCACCTTGCTTTTTACCGGGCGCAACGTGCCTGGCTCGTTATCTACGTTATTGTAGATGACAGCCTCATTTAGCCCCAGCATTTGTGGGGCTCTACGAGTGCTCAACCCACCATCAAATGTTTGCAACTTCATAGTTAAGGCGCCGGTTTCATAAGGTTTGCTGTGCGTAGATATGCCATCAGCGTATTTAGTGCTGCTACAACCCCTGGCACATCAGTCGCTACGCTGTTTGCTAAGTACTCCGCAGGTTTCATTCTCGGCACAAAATACGTCCCGTCACCCGATTCAGTGATGATTGGCACCCAACTTTCATGCGTAACCGAACTAAGCGCATTAGGGTCTGTCGATTGGTAGATTGCGAAATCTCCAAGAGTAGTATCAAACGATTCCAGCGTGAATGAATTTTCTTCCCCGTCTGACTCCCACATAACAACGCCATTCGGTGTGTCAACACGCAGAGATTCAGCATCAGTCGGGGCTCCAGCTCCGAATATCAGGTCAAACCTTTGCTGCGAGGCAGTTCCAACATTCTGCGTGGCTACGCGAATAGGGTAGTTTGTGCCAATCCGCTTTATTTTAGTAGTAGAGAATCCGGGATTTAGCAAGCGAAGCTGGTAGTAAAACCGTGTTTTGCCTTTTGGTAAGACATTAACGGCAACACCATAAGGGCTTTCAGACTTTTCATACAGCACCCATGATGGGTGGTTAATGTCTGTAACAGCTTCAGGATCGGTACTAAACCACGTTTCAAATCTCTTGGCCCCCCTATTACCAGCAGAGACACTGGTTAGTGCAGACAAAACAACACTGTCAGGCCAAGAGTCACACCCAACTGTGGTAATAAGCGGGAAATCATTAGCCTTGTTGTAAAAACCAGCATAAGCCCCATTGAACGTGCCGTACAGGGTTGCATTGAACGGAAATCCGAGGTTGGCTGTCTGACCAAAAGACTCATGAAATGATGTGCCGTTTATGGCAATATTGCGCAGTCCTAAGAATCCGTCAGCCTGCCCGTTGTTACCAAAAACGAACTTAAAGAAAACCTTCCCGTTGGCATAGACGTTGTCGCAATAATCCTCTCTGTTAGGACTGTCGAACAGCACTGAATCTGCGTATAGGCGCTTAGCATTGCGACCCACTGTTCCTGTGTATGCAGGATGAACACCGTCTGAGATCATCAAATCTACATTGCCAAAATCAATCACACTACGGATTGCTGGATTTGGATTACTAAACGGAATGCCATGTTCGCGGCAGAAATCTCTCAGCGCATTGTTATATTGGTTCATGCGACGATCTGTTTCAGCGCGCAGCAATGCAGCAAACTGGTCTTCCCAAAATGTCGGCCAGACGCCAATAAACATTACATCCCCAACAGCATTTAGCGAGTTGTAGATAGACGTAATGTTTGCAATATAGGCTGCTACAGAAGTTGCTCCACGTGAATCATTATAACGAATATCGTTAACGCCAATAGCTACAACGTATAAATCTGCGTTGTGCGCAGTTAGTGTCGCCATTCTGCTAATAATATCTAATGTGGTGTTACCGCCAATGCCTTCGTTAATATACGTGGCGCTAGGGAACTTTTGCTCTAGATAGGTAGTAAACCCTACACCATCACCTGTGCCAGCTTTGCCTTGCTCAGTAATTGAATCGCCTACCCAAACTACAGTTTGCCCTTTGATACTAGCTTCTTCTAGTCGGCGGGCAAAAGCGGCTTTATTGGGAGACGCTAATCCTGTGAGCCTGCGCAAAGCTTCAGGCAAAGTTTCGTCTGCATAGGCGATTAACTGCGACCCTTCAGCTGGATCCGCTAGTGCAGCCAGCGCCGTATCTGCCACTTCGACCCAACTGGTGCCATTGAATGCGTAAGTGTACTCGTACCCGCTTTCAATGCGCTTTGCAAATTTGAACTTATCCGTATCTACAGCTAAGAGTTCAGCTTCTGAACCCACAATTTTGAACAGTGCTACTTTAGTAATAGGCAAGTCAGTACCGTTACGGTTCTGCATTTCCGTGCCCGTACCTAGCAAAAGATCTTCTTCGCCTGCTAACTGCTTGACTAATACTTTAGTAGTCATGTTAACCTCAATCATCTGCCCGTTTTGGAATACGAGCTAGTTGCAACTTTATTTCGTTAGTGTTTTCCGCTACGTGGTCCACCTTAGCAGTCAACGGGCCTAGCACTTCACGCAGAATATCGCGCACCTCGCGCTCAGTCATCAGCTCTGTTTCTACTACGACTAAACGTTGTGCAATTGCCGCGTCTCGTTCTGCGCATTCCTTGGCGACCAAATCGAGCTTCTTCTTGTCCTGTTTATAGTTGAACAGCAAAATGCTGCCTATAAACCCAACAAGCCCTGTGATTATATCCTGCATAGATAGCATTGTGCACTCCGGTGCTTAAGTGATATTACCGCCTGCATCGGTTACTCCGCCTGACGCACTGCCACCAATTGGCGTTGACGAAATACCAATAAACGCGGACTTTGCAACTTGCGATGTAGTTGTACCGTTGTTCGCCTCAATGCCCCACAATGTTCCAGCTGCAGCATCTACGCCGTTGAAATCAAGCACAGTTGCGTTATCGCACCCGGAAAGATTAATGAACGCGCGAGTACCGCCGCCCTCTGGCGCAGCGTTGTCAATAGACTTAACACCATCGATCAGTCCAAAAACTTCGCGATAGCTCCCTGTTGCAGCGCCGGTGTATGTGTTTCCGCGTGCTACAATCTTTTCGCCATCGGCTTTGTTTACCAGGATGATTGCGAGATCCGCTTGCGCACCACCTTCAGTTGTATTGCCGACCGCCTTTACATTGTGAACCGTCTTGCCGCTGGTGACTTGCACAACATAGATGGCTGGCGAGCCTGACGGATTGTCGCTGTCGTTGTTTTTGATCAGCAGCCCATCTAGATCTACAGTGATGCGACCGCCAATGCCAGAGCCATTACCCCTTGCAGTAAGACCGGTCATTTCAATGTCTGTGCCACCATCTGTTTTGCAGCCCCACCCAGCGGCGTTAGATGTTCTTCCACCTAGACAAAAGCAACGTGTGCCATTGATTCTGATGTTATCGATAGCTGAACCTGACACAATCGGGTTGACAAATCCGCAATCCTGAACACCTAAGTAGGCAGCGTCTTCTGGCTGTGTGCGTACACCGTTGTCCATCGCGTCGTTGACTGTTACGTTATAAACAACAGTGTCATTGCAAATGTCTGTACCTGTTCCATTGATGAACACGCCGATTTGCCAGCAGTCATTAGCAATAGGGTTGTACCAGCGGCCACGGGTAACAATTCCATACAGATGAAGTCCAACACCAATGTTGACTCCACCGGAAACGTAGTTTTCCTGCCCAGAGTTGCTAAAATCGCCGCCCCAACCAACTACTGTATTACATTTTGAGACTAACATGTTGCCGCGCGGCGCGTTTTGGCAATCCGAATTAATGCACTCAAAATGTCCTGAGCACTGAACATACACTGCTGTCGATGTGCCATTAGGAACATTGGTAGCATCGAAATGCACATCTTCAAACGTAATATCTGCGTTAGTGTTGTCGAAAGTTAATAGGCCAGATAGCGTAATTTTGCCGCTTTTACTGCCCTTTAAACTGATTTTTGACGCTCCAGAAATGGTGCCACTAAGGTTTGCACACGAAGAAACGTCAACCACTCGCCCGTCGGCATAGTCGATTGCTGCTTGTAGCTTTGCCAGATCAGATGACCCGTTACACCCAAAGCGAGAGGCTAGGATTACGTCTCCAGTATGGTCTGCCTCGACATATGTTGAAGCGTCAACCGAGAATACGCTTCCGCCGTCATTGGTATGCGTGCCTGACTTGACGACGCCAGAGTTGCCACCACCATCAAGAGCTGAATAGTAGCCCAGCCATGCCACTCGACTGCCTACTTCCAGCGGAGCGCTCAACATCTCTGCCACAGTAGAGAAAGTATTTACCGCACGCCCCACTAAAGCAGAGCCTTTAGAAAAATCCTCAATATCCGCTAAATCAGAAATAAAAGCACTTAGTGCGGCTAAAGCACCGCCTGGATCTACTTCTACCCAAGCTGAGCCAGACCAAGAGAAAAATGTGACTGCGTCACCAACAAACAGTGCCGCTTTAGTAAATTTAGCAGTGTCTAGCGCATTAAGCTCTTCTACGCTATAGACTGGCTTGATTGTGCGCACTTTCTTAAGGCTGAATGGAGTACCTTGGCGCTGCTGCAAAGTGGGTCCGTCGCCCCAGGCAACATCTTCTTCAGTCAGGAGATTCTTTTCTACGCTAAGCTCTGTCATGAGAATGGAGTCCTGTACGCAACAGTGAATAGGTTGGGCGAGCGCGCGCTGTTAGTCGCCTCGATAGTCTTTGCTTCTTGCACATAACCAGCGTATAGGCCTAACTCTTCAGCGCCTCTTTGACGATATTGGGTATCTAAGTCGTCGCGGAAGGCCTGGCCAATTACGTAGCGCATTAGTGCTACATCCCATTGAGGCGCAGTTAGCAATTCGTCGTTGACCGAAGTAACATCAGCAGGAGTTTTGACATATTGAATGCGTAAAGTCAGTGCGCTTTCTGCTATGTCTGTGACTACGCCAAATAGCGAACTAAACTGTTCTGGCAAAGCCTGCGGGCCAACAAATCCTGTTACCTCTCCGTATGGAGAAGTTAGCGTGTAATCTGTAATGCTAGTTACTACGCCAAGTAGCTGTTGGCCTGTTACTTCTGGCGCGCCACCTGCTATAAATTCGTAGCTGGTTTCTGCCGTATCCGTGGGAATTGGCCAGATACGAATTTTGTGCGGCATGCGTTTGTCAATAATAACCGCTTCGATTCTAGACCCAGTTTGGGTCTCCCAAGCAAAGCCGTAATTATCATGCTTCAATGCGTAGTTAGGATTTTCACCTACACCTTCAAAGCCTGACTGTTGGGTCCATTGACGTCTAGCAAATTCGTCCATATCATCAAACGATGTCATAGGGAGCACAAAGCTTTCACTAGAACAGCGTAGAATTTGATACACGTCAAGGGGCAGGTCGTACTCAGTTTGGCCCGAGAATATAGGAATTTCAACTTCGCCTTTCAGAAGCTTAGTTTGGCGGGCAAAATCTTTGTGGGCTTCGTCTACTAAAGTCAAAAGCCGCTCATCAGAATAGCGGTCTTTTGCCTGGTCAGCTAATGTGTACCTGGCGTTCTTGATTATTGTCTCAATACGGGTAGCCATTAGCTATACTCCAAAGTAGTGGGCTAAGCGTCCGTGCTTAGCCCTACCTTTGTTACTCGGTAGTAACAGTGTACTCGCCGGTGTTTTTGCGATACTCAAGGTATTTTACAACTACCTTGAATTTAGCAGCCGCAGTAGTCGCACCAACCACAGTAATACCAAGGAACACAGGCTTACCGCTAGCAGTATCAGAGATACCGGTAAAGGTGCCTACTTTGCCCAGGGTCTTGAGGTTGGCGGCACTGAGGATCTGCGTACCGCCTTCTGCTGTGCCTAGCGTAGCTGTATTGCTGGTGGCTGCGTTCGACGCTGTATCTACAAAGATATAGGCGTCAGTAACCAGCGCATACGCAGGCAGGTTGAAGAGCTTATAGTTGCCAGAAGCAGCAGGAATCTCAAACGTAGCAGTGCCCTCAGCGAGTTCTGCAACGGCAAAGTTTTCTTGCTTTTTCTGAGCGAACAGGAGCTCACGCAACATATTGGTATAAGCCATGTCAGTTGCTCCTTACGACTGGACCTGGACGTCGACGCAGACTACACCGTAGTCAATGTCGGCAATCTTGGCCTGTTTGTAATCCGCATTTTCAGCCTTAAGCTTAGTCTTGCGGGCCTCCATCCACACTTCAAGTGCAGACTCACTCTTGATGCCGAAGTCCTGGCTAACTTGCAGCTTGTAATCCGGCATTTTGCCGAATGCAATCTGCAATGCGCCAGCCCCAAGCACCAGACCGCGAGAATGCAAAGTGCTGGACGCGTAGTCAAAGCCAGTCTGACCAGTCCAAAGAGCAGTCGCTGGGTTTGCACCTGCATACTGACGCAAGCCGGCAATTTCAACGCCATACTGCTGCATGCCCCAGCCGCCGACAGTGCCTTCAGTTTCACCAAAGAACTGTTCAGCTTCTACAACCATCAAGCGACCAATACGACCAATAACACCTTTGATCAGGCGGTTACCGTCACCGCGAGCATCCGCATCTTTCAGCACAGCCTGGTAGCCAGAGACGTCTTTACGCAGCATAGCAGCCATGGCCGCGTCTACCACAAAGAGCCATACTGGTTCGCCATTGGCCATGCGATACGGGTCTACTGGACGACGCACCCCGCCAGTGCTAAAGCCGTTCGAAGTGCGCAAAATGCGCTCGATATCGGTCAGCTGGTTCCAGGTGAACGTGGTACCCAGGTCGATGATGTGGGTAGGAGCTTGACGAGTACCGTCGGATTGCAGCAAGTTGCCCTGCGCTACGTCGAACAGCGCCTGATCTTTGAAACGCACAAACAGATCGCCCAACTTGGAGCGACTGTCAGAGTGCTCATTGATCGCCAAATCACCGATGTCAACACCGTCAAACTTATCGCCGTTGTCTACCACAAGGCGGTAGCGCTCAACAGTAAGCTTGTCTGAGAACTTGCGTTTCTGCTCACCTTTGCCGTAAGCAGTGTCTTTGCCCTTGACTGCTTTACCGGCAAGATTGCCGTCAAAATCAAAGACAACAGTGTGGCCATCAGAGGCCGATTCATTGTTTGCCTGGAACACAACCGAATCTTTAGTCGTGCCGGTCATGGCTGACCAGAACGACTTACTTGCGGCTTGAACCAGACCTTCACGCATCCACTTTTTGCGCCGCAGCTCTGAGCTATACGGCACTACAGCAGTCGCCATAGGTCACCTCATATATCTTGTTGAGTGGTTACAGGCATCAAGCAGGATTCTTGCGAGCTGCTGTTCCGCTTTGGTTGCCTGAATGCCTTAGCGATTCAGACCAAAATCGTGCCCAGTCATAATTATAGTCTAAGTTGGCCCAGACTACAAGTTTATTAAATTTAATTTGCTAGGTTATTCAAGCAAATACTAAGTTCGTCGGCCCGCCGATTAGCAAGGCCTTGTAATCGAACACCGCGAGCGTATACCCACCTAGAAAGTTCGTGACAAGCCCCAATATGATCGCCAGAATTCAGCTTTTTTACTAGCGTAGACCCACAGAAGTTGGCTGCACCAACATTGTAGGTAAAGCTAGTATAGGCAATTTGCTCGTTGTCACTAAGTTGGACAGCCACACACCGCTCAATGGCCAAATGCGCCTCTTCTATCTCTTCTGCTAAAAGACCTTCGCATTCCGCTCGTGTACGACGTGTTACCTCACTCGCTGTTTGCGTATGACCAAAGCAAATTGTCGGGATGCCAACTGGGTCGGTGTAAGTATACTCGCTGTACCCCTCATACCCGCCAACAACAACTATTAGCGAAGCCAGTAAGCCGGCTGTAAGCTTATTCTTCATTGCTCATCCACTTGCGCAGTAATTCTTTATCTAACTCACATGTGCCAATGGACAGCTCAAGTTGCTGTCCATACTCGACATAGTCACGGCAAGTCGTGCCGGTGAATGCGGGTCGGTCAGTCGGCTGTACCAAGTTCTCCGGTGGAAGCACGCGAACCGGAACGTGTAGGTACACGGTCTGGGGTGTACAGTTGCAGGACATCAGCAGGAAGCTGAGCATCAAAACAGTTAGTAGAGTCAGCAGCTTCATGGACCACCTTTATACGTGTGATGACCTCGGGTTTGATAGCAGCGAGCGCCTTGGCACGTTCGTCAGCCAATTGTTTAGCTTTGTCACGCTCTTCAAGGAGCAAAGCATTGCTAGCTTCGAGCCTTGCTACTTCAGTCTGCGTATTCGCAAGGGCCTGTTGCGCTTGCTCAACTCGTGCGACTTCGGCGTCAATCCGACTGGACATTGCACTGAGGGACAAGACAAGCGTGAGTACGAGACCGCCAATCGTGACGTATGGCCAGATAGTCATAACGCGTGACTCAGCGCCCACAGCGAGAACGCGGCGAGCGCAACGGCAGCGGCAGCTACAATCGCTAGATAATGCTTGTCGTCGCTGCCTGCAACGATCCGCTTAGGTAGATGGCGGGCTAGTTTTATCATGGCGTGTCGTCTACCCAGGCAAGGTGGCTGCTTGTCAGACTAACGGTGCCGGTAATTCCTGCGTCATTGTCGGCGACGATTGTCGTTTGCCCAAACTCGTTCATGCGGAAGTCTTGAGTCACAACGCTGTTAACCTCTTCCAACAACGCTGTTAACCTCTTCCATCCAGTTGTAGAGCGTACCGTTAAAGCCTACTGACGAACCGCCTGCTAACAGCTTGTTTGGCTTGTACGTGTCAAACGTGCCGCGAGTAACTGAGTCGACAACATCAAAAGAGTTCGTGCCGCTGTTCCATTCCTCAAGCGTGATTGCTGATGGCGAGAATGTGAACCGCAGCAGATGATTTCCGATTCCAATGTTGGCATTACTGAACGTCAATGAGATGTTATTTGTCGAGCGTAGCGTGATTGTCCCAGTTGTGTTGAACACGATTTGATCTCGGAACACGCTTGTTGAGTTGCAGCTCAGTACGGTATTTACCGGCACTCCAGCCGTATACCCTTCATAACTCGTGATCCCGATTTTCGCCGTTATGATTTTCGTATCGACAGCTGGGTCATAGTTAACTGACGGAATGCTAATGAAATTTGCGATTGAATTAACTGTTTTTCTATAGACCCCTACGGCATCAGCCCATCGATCATACGATGGCGGCGTGTACGACCCGTCAAACAATACGGACCCTGAAATTGTGTTTGTCTCCAGATTGTAAATTGCCGCGAAACATGCTGGCCATGTGCGACCGCAGCGATCGATGATGACTTTGATCTGACTAGCACCCCATAGAACAGTTGGCATCAGGACTGCATTCGTAGCCTCAGTGATTGTCGGCGCATCCATCAACAGCACATACCAGAACGAGTCCTGCTGAACTTGGATATTTGTCAGATACAGATCGACATTTTCTGGCTCGTATGCCGTACCGTTGCTGCCGTCTACATAATCCTGCCAGACGCGGTATTCCTCAGTGCCAGCAGCCCCAGAATCATCCAATTTCACAGCGCCGCCGTCATGCTGCATATGCAACGATGAGTCCTGATTGAACAGCATCGTATACTGCGCTCCATCAGCAGTATCTGGTGACGACATTTGCGTCCCGACCGCGTAGGTTTGCCATCCAAAATTGAAATGCGGCTGAACCGTGTTGTAGTTCGACGTGCGATCACCTGCAGCATCTGCAACTGTGAATGATGGGTTGTCACGCCATCCGAAACACGCCCACTCATCAGGCTGATCCGTAGTGGTTGGGTCTTTCTGGCCGCGAAGGTTTTTTACTTGCCAGTTTAGCGGCTCGGTCTGCGAAACCAGTTTGTACATCTGGATCGCGCAAACTTTCTTACCTGGTGCCTGCGGGCCGATGTATGCAGAAATGTTTCGGCCAGCCGTGACGTATCCTGCCCACCCTGCGGCGTCTCGAATGCGTGACGCCAACGCTCGAATGCCATCAACTTCTTCAATGCGCCGTGCACCGCCCTCAGATACAACGATGCCGTCCATGTCTTGATTGGTGAGCACGGTCAATAGCGGCTGTTGATACATCCACCCCTTGCCGAAACCGAGCTGGACGACGTTTGATGGGGCATCACCAAAATCTGTGTCGCCATTCGTCGTCAATGTCAGCACTGAGCCATCGTCCAGTGACGCCGCCGACCAGCCGAGTGCAGCGTCGCCACCGCTATAAGTAGCATCATCGTATTTAGCTGTTTTAAATGCAATTGCAGTGACTTCTACTCTGCGCAATACTTCTTTCATTCTGTGTCCGCCGCGTATACTAAGGCAAACGTGCCTAGACTGGTCACATTAACGCCTGGCAAGGGTGTTTAGAATTGTAACTGGTCTCTGGCAGTCTCATTTAAGCGCGCCAGTCACTGTTACTGTGGCGGCATTAGCGCTGCCGTTGACATACTGCGTTTCTGCCAAGCCTACGGCTGAAATCTCGTACACACCAGGAGCTGTTACAGCAGCGCCTAAAGGTTGAAAAGTAGTTGCACCATGCATGCGCCCGTTAATCTGCAAATTTAGCGCTGTGCCGGATACTTGAACGCAATGGAATGTTGCTGTTGGCTCTGCTGATTTTGCTTCAGTGCCCGACGCGGCAACTGTAAACTCTTGGTGACTGTAAAAGCTCATAATTGCCTCGTACGATAATGGCCTATTCAATTATAGCGCGAAAATTAGGCGACGTGAAATTATTATACTTAATAACACGTCGCCTTATCACTAGTCTACAATAGCCCAATCATCTGCCAACAGGTCAGATTGACTTGCTACCCATGGCACTACATCGCCATTAACTGTTTTCATGTCAATATGCGAACGATAGTTAATAGTAGTGCCCTCTGGATAGACGCCCATCAATGGCGGACGATTCACCTGGAAAGTGGACCCTTGCACTAAGAAGAGGAACATGCCACGGCCGTTCCACCCTGCGCGAGTCACTTTAGCCCCATTTTTGAGCGCTTCAAGAGCTAAGCCGAACGACAGCCCATCAACCACGCGATACGCTTTGTCGAATACTGCCTTAGGTGACCAGCTAATATACCCAGCGTAGTCTGGGTGATTCTGCGCTCCTCCATCGTGATACTCGACTAGATAGCCTTCGTCTGCTCCATCCTCGTCATCTGGCAGTTTCCAACCGCGCAGCTCGTTATAAGCTGCCCTGGTCATTGGTGTGGCAACAATGCGCTTTGCTCCAATATAGTGTTTCATTAGAACACCTCCGAACGATAGCTAGAGATGATGTCCTTATCTACGCTAGCTTTAGCTGGAGCAGAGGCACCAGGAACTGCGGACAAATCTACCATGTCAACAGGAGGCTCACCTGGCGCAACAACCTTGCCTGCTGTCAAGTACTTATGACACTTGTCCAGGAATTCTTCGAATGACACTTCGCCTTTCTCGAGCTGCTTTGTGAAGCGCGGAGGAATGTCATTTTCAATTACTTCGTCAGTCAGGTTAAAGCCCGGATGTGCTTGCGAGAACTCTTCAAGTACGCGAGCACGCATTTCTACTTCGGTCTCATGCGAAGCTTTCTGCTGCACTGCTTGCTTGCGCTCGGTGAACTTGTTGCGCCGCGCCGTTTCAAGCTCTACAATGCGATGCCGCCATTTGTCGGGGTCAGTGTGCTTAAGCTCTTCAAGCTCAGACTGTTCTGTAGCACTAAGACTAGCTACCGCATCGGCCTCCCAGGCTTCAGCAAATGCTTGTGCTTCTGCTGCAGCTTTCTTGAGGCTCTGCTGGGCCTTAGTGTACGCGCTTTGCGTATCGCGCCGGCGCTTTTCTAGCTTAGCCGCATACAGTACGGCCTCTTCGGCTTCTACGTCTTCAGGCAGGGTGAGATTGCCGTCGGCGTCTTGAGTATAAAGCGCTACGACAGCGTTAACTTTTTCTTCAAAAGTTTCCGGAGTGTCAGACATGATAAATAACCTATGTTGCTCGTGCCAATGGCGACACATTTTTATTATAGGCCGTGTTCCTTTTTTAATACACAGGGCCTATAATAAAAATTATTAAATTTTGGAGCTCGCCCATGCCTATATTCAGCTTCTCCACCAAGCCAAAACAACTAGCGGATACAGAGTTGGTTGAACGCTTAAAGCAGTACTGTGACGACAATGGCCTAAGCTTTAGTCATCTGGTGCTCGAAGGCTTGAAAAAGCTGAACGAGGAGCGCCAGTATGTTAAAGCCTAAGCATGTCGTTATTGGGCGGATAGCAGCCGGAGAAGACCCTGCTGCTATTGCTGAGGACATGAAAATCTCTATTGCCACCGTTATCCGCTGGAAAAACGAGGTTATCAAAGGCATTAAAGAGAATGACGTAGAGATACTGGCTGGGCTTGACGCAACGGTGCTAACTAACCTCGCAGGCCTGGCTAAAGGCTTAGCCCCAGTAGAGTTCGAAGAGTCTATAGATAGAGTTGTAGCCGGACTGTCGGGCTTGCAGCGCTTGCAGGAAGCTGTGACGTCAACTGCCCTGGTGGCCACAACAAAGCTTAAGCAACACATAGCAACCACAGACTCTACGTCTGAGCTCGTCATGCTGGTGGAGTCTCTTGGCTTGCTGAACAAGAACTTCTTTCACTCTCAGGCACCGCAGATTAACATCCAGACTAACGTGAATGGCGAAAACACCAAGACCTACGGAGAGTTTCTAAGCGATGTTCCGACTAAGTAGAGAGCAATTTGCCGAATTATACCCCGACTTGGCTGAACATTACTACTTCTTTGCCGAGCCGCCTCCCTCTTTTATATCTAAGCAAGAATTTGAGCAGACTTACCTTAAGTCTAAGCTGTGGCGGCTTAACAATCTGTACACCGTAGTTAATAAAGAAGGTGTGCCAGTTAAGTTTGTAATGAACTACGCGCAGCATGTGGTCTATAGCAGGTCTAGACAGCATCCCCGTATCCTGGTGCTCAAATCTAGACAGCAGGGTATCAGTACTTTCTGGCTTTTGTCGTTCCTAGACGACGCTTGTTTTTGCCCCTACCTAACTGTCGGCATGCAGGCACAGGGCACAGACGAAGCTTCTACACTGTTGGAGCGTATCAAATTTGCTTGGGACCGCCTAAGCGACGATGTAAAAGCTTTTCTGCAGCTAAAGCTTGTCAAAGATAACACCCAAGAGTATGAGTTCTCCAACAAGTCTAAGATTTTTGTGCGTGTTAGCTTCCGTTCTGCGACCCTGCAGCGCTTGCACGTCTCAGAGTTTGGTAAAATCGCCAATGCGTATCCTAAGCGAGCTAAAGAGGTAAAGACTGGTACGCTGCAGGCCCTAAGAGTAGGTAACACTGGTGTCATCGAGAGTACCGCTGAGGGGCAAAATGAGTTCAAATATATGTGGGATGCAGCAGAGCTAGCGCTAGCTGCCGGCATCCAGACTGCTAAAGACTTCTACCCAGTGTTCTTGCCCTGGTGGCGTGATCCAGACTGTGTGCTAGACACACCGCAGCCGATCTCTGATGAAGCTGCTGCGTACTTCTCTAAGCTAGAGCAAGCTACTGGCACTACCTTGTCGCAAGAGCAGAAGTGGTTCTGGGTAGCACAGTACAGGGAGCTAAGTGGCAATATCTACCAAGAGTACCCGGGCACGCCTGAAGAGGCGTTTATGGCAGCTCGTAACGGGGCTTACTGGGCTACTACGTTCAAAGAATTTGCTACTGTGCGTGCTAATCTGTACGATCCTAACCTGGCTGTCGACGTATTCTTTGACCTAGGTGTAGACGACTACATGGTTATCTTGTGTGTGCAGTACTGGGATGGCAAAGCCAGACTTGTCCGTGAGCATGTGTGTCAAGGTAGAACTATTGAGTACGCTATGGACTGGCTCGCGTCGACCGGGTATAGAATACGCAGTGCTTACCTGCCCCACGATGGCAGACAGCGGAGCCAGGCTGTAGCTGGCCACATAGCTAAGTCTATAGTAGACCAAGCACGGGCGCATTGCCAGGCACAAGGCTATGACTTCTCTGTTATCTCTCAAAACAGATCGCTAGACTTAGTATCCGACATCAACGCTGTCCGTCAGCTAATCCCACTGTTGGAAGTCGACGTTAGCTGTGAGTACATAATCTCGTGTTTCCTAAACTATTCCAAAGAGTTTAGCGAAAAGCTAAATATCTGGCTGGACACTCCGCGCCATGATGAGTTCTCGCACGGGGCTGACGCTGTACGGCAGTTGGCACAGCGTTTAATTGCTACTGGACTGTTGAACGCCGCTCTGCCTACTCGTAGAGGTCGTGTGACCGGTGGGTATGACGTGTAATAAACTTATTACATTACTCGGCGATGCGGGTAGAAATTGTACTGTGGCTGCAGCGTTAATAAATTTATTACATTACTCGGCGGTGCGTGTAGAAACCTGCCTGCAGTGTTAATAAATTTATTGCATTACTCGGTGGTGCGCGTAGAAACCCTACTGTAGCGTTAATAAATTTATTACATTACTCGGCGGTGCGCGTAGAAACCTGCCTGTCGTATAGACAAACGCCGCCCCGGCGACCTCCTGGGGCCCCTCTCCAGAGCCTACAGACATGCAAGCGATTCTCATTAACGCCTGACAATTACTATCACTTGCTAGTGATTATTATTTGCACTTGCCGATAGCTAACATCCGCAAATAGTTTTTACCTTCAATTGACAATTGCTATCACTTGCCCCCACTATAGGCAGAAGACAATCTGCTATAGATGAAAATTATTGTACTCTTTCTCTTGAGAGCATATAATTAAATTGTGAGCTGCAAATACAGCAGCTGTTCTTTAACAGACTGGTGCTATTTAGTAGGGTCTTGCTTATCTATCTAAAGAGGATAAGACTATGACTACTATTAAGAAAGACTACATTGCATTGGTAGAATTGTTGGAAGCTAACTCTAATAAGAAAGTCAAGGACATCCTTGCCAAAGTGTTAGAGTTGGCCTCTGTCAAGACCACCAAGACATTCTTTAAGAATGATGCAGATGAAGTTGTTGTTGTGTACTGCTACTACCACAAAAAGTTTGAAGTGGTGTCTAAAGCAGAATATGGCTTGAAAGCTGGTACTCCTTCTGGGCTCAACTCAATGTGCAAAGAGGGTGCGAACGCTTGGACTAAACAGCAAAGAGAAGCTAAGCAAGCTCAGCAAGCTTTGTTATCTCAAGTTGCAAGTGGTGAGCTAAATCCTGCTGACTTGCAAAGCAAGCTGGCAGAAATTGAAGCAGATAGGAAAGTTATCAAGGCCCGCCAAGATGAGCATGGCTTTGATACGCTTGAAGAAGCATTGGCTAGTATCTAACGTACACAGCAAGGCCCTACTAAATAGCACTAGTTTGTAACCACTGATTGAGGAGACTATCATGGACTATATTCAATATATTGCTGATGAAGCAGTGCGGGCTGTAGAAAATGCTATTGAGTGGGTAGAAGATGAAACTGAGCAAGACTTCCCTCACAAAGCAGAAGCAGTCAAGCTTGCCATTGCTAAGTTGCAAGAGCTGTTGGATAATTGCTAATGCTGGACCTAACTGCATATAAGCCAGTTGGGCATGGGCAAGGCTTTACTATCTATGAGGTAGAGCCTGGCTCACTATACCTAACTGTATCTGAGCAACACTGGGCACACTTACCAGTAGTATACCGCTTGTGGTCACTAGATGGTCAGGAATGGTGGTTCTATACTGCTGACCAGGTCGAGCAAGCACTGCTAACCTAATAGTAAGTGGTGTTATTCAGTTATATATATTATAATAAAGGAAAATAAATCTTAATTCTTATATCAAATATCTAAAAATACACTTGCTGTCGCCCGTATGTAACTACAGCCCGCGACAAGACATGCGTATACGTATGCGTATGAATGACGGCGCTGCACGAGCATGGGCGACGCGTCGTACGTTGTAAATCGCAGGATAAAAGTCAAGATTTATTTTCCCTGTTTATAATATAGGAGAATGAATAAAATTTGTTCATAACTGCTTGATTTATAAGGAAAAGCCAGATATTCATGACATTATTCATTTATGCGCGTATTTTTGCTATAGGTGCCAAAGCGAAACGGTATAGATGAAATAAATAACCACATATTGCAAAGTATGATATTATTAAAAGCGTACACAGTGTACAACATTAACAAAGGAGCCTACAATGGCCATTAAGAAAGCGTTTGAACCTATCATCGAAATCCTGGAAGCTAACCGTAACTCAAAGGTTAGCACTGTCCTGGACCAAATCCTTGAGCTGGCCTCTGCTAAGAAAGCAGGTGGTGGCAACGGCGGCACTACGTTTGTGAAGAATGAAGCTGGTGAAGTGGTTGCAGTACGCTGCTACTACCTGCAGAAGTGGGTGGACCCGCGCACTGTTGAGTTCGGTGCTAAGGCAGGCACGCCTACTGGTCTGTCTACTATGTGTAAGTATGGCACCAGCATGTGGACCAAGCAACAGCGCGAATACAAGAAAGCGCAAGCTGAGCTCCTGGCTCGTGTCACCAGCGGTGAAGTGTCACCTGCAGAACTTCCTGCTCTGCTTGCGGACGCAGAAGCTGCACGTGACGCAATCGTGCTGCCAGATAGCTTCGCGGTGTATGACACTGCTGAAGAGTGCATTGCTGCATCACAGCAGTAATAATGATCGCCCGCGCAACTACACGCGGGCTTTCTTTTGCTAAGGATTATTCATGACAGAAATTATTTATGAAGCTTTGCAAGAGGGCTGGCCTGCACGCAAGTTAGCACGACGGCTCTCTATCACTGAAGCTGAGGCACAGCAGCTACTGGACGCAGAGCAAGACCATGCTGCTATTAGACAGCACGGCCTGACAACTGCCCCATTGACGCAGGCACAGAAGATTGCGCTGGTTAAGTCAGGTTTAGCCCCAGAAGACGCTGCCAGAGAATTTAACTGCACGCTAGAAGCTGCCCTGACAGTGCTGGAACCGCGCCAAGGGTACACGCCAGAGTTAGTAGCAGCAATCAATGCGCGCCCGGATACACCAGCACAGAAGTTAGCTAAAGAGCTGCGGACACATGTTGAGTACATTTACCTCGCTCGCAAAGGGCATAAGCCTAGACAGTCGCTGCGAGACAAGGTGATAGAACTGTTCCACTATGGTCTGACCAGGCAGCAAGCTGAGGCAGTGTTAGATTGTAGCTACCAGACGGTCGCGCAACACTGGCCAGTTAAGAGAGAGGCGCGTAGCCGTGTAACGCGACCTGACAACATCCATGAGTTGCTCAAGCATGGCACACAACAGCAGGTGGCAGCACAGTTAGGCGTCAGTCAGGCTACTGTGTGTCGGTGGGCTAAGGAGAAGTGACATGAGCACACTGTTAGAAGACTACTTGGGTAACCACACACATAGAGCTTCTGATGCTTAACCACTTGGACGCGGGAGAGCTAAGCGAGCTGCTGGTGCATGCTATGACAGGCACACCACTGAGCTCTGCGTTCACCACTGGATTAGAACACTGCTGGAGAAAAGCAAATGAGACATGGACACGACCAACAGCGGACTAATGTGCCGCAATCGCGACCACGCATGACAGTTAAAGATGTGCTGTGTATTGCGCTGGTTATTGCCTTGATTAGCATTGAGTGGTGGCCGGCATGAACCTGCACGACATCTACACCCAGCGGTTAGTATTAGCAGCCCTTAAGAGCCACTGCAAATGCCTGACCCGCGAGCTGCAGCTACTGCTGACAGAACACGAGCGCGCTAACATTACTCTGGAGATCGGTGAATGCCAGCGCCACATTGACTACCTGCAACAGGAGATTAACAATGGATAAGACATTTAGCGAGCTACCTAGAGAAGCTCAGCTTGCACTGTTCGACGCTTGGCTAGACGGCCATGCTATAGAGTGTTACGTGCCAGTGTCAGATAAGTGGACGTCACCCGTCATGGGAACACCAAGTTGCATATCGCGTAGTTTTTGAGATGCCCAGCATTAACTGGGACCATGTGCATCCAAGCTTCGAATGGCTGGCCATTAACGCTGATGGTACTGCGTGCTTATTTCGCTTTGAACCAGTGCCGCATGCAGATGAATGGCGCAGTTCACATTGTACTGGGCGAGACGTTAAGCTATTTGCTTCGTTAAAACCTGGCAATGTGCCGTGGAACAAATCGCTAGTGCGCCGACCTGAAGGAGATAGCTAATGTTTTATAAAATAGCTATAAGCTATAACACAGACAAAAGTGCTTTTGCTGCGATTGCCGAAGTGCTAGAGCTGGAACAAGTGCCTACAGATGCTTGGCAATTTAACGATGTGTATGGCACAAAAGAACTTAGCGATAAGTTAGTGGCCGCAGGTGCTGTAGTAGAATTGCGTAGAGTGAAAGGTATTGATTACTCGCCAAAAGCAGAAGTAAAGCCTGAAGCTGCCGCAGTCAATAACGCTACAACTGTAGTTAGCGTTTCTAATCACAATCTATTTGAAGTCACAGAAGTGCACTGGATAGAGAATGCATGCACGCAAGAGTTGCAGAAACAGCTGGACTTAGGTTGGCGAATACTAGCAGTATGCCCAAGCAATGACGCGCGTCGACCAGATTATATCTTAGGAAGAAAAGCATGAACAAAGAGACACTACTATTTTGCGCGCTAACTTTTGCGGGTTGTGGACCTACAGTGGATCGCTGCGAGCGAAAGAGATATTCATGCAGTGTATAAAGGCACAGCCAGGGCAAGTAGGGCAATGCGCAAATGTAAGTTACTACTTAGCCATGCACGAAGAACAAGAGTTTATAGACCCACAATGCAGGTGACAGGCCATGAACAAAGAAACACTCATAATAGCTGCATTTGTAGTTACTTCAGCAGTAGGGCTTGCTTATATAGCTGTTTCTGCAGCGCTCAAAGAACAGCCGCATAACTGCGTCGTTGTAGAGCACATGCCATCGACTGTGGTAACAAGCATGGGCGTCAGTTCCAACGGCGCTGTCATCCCAGTAATAAGTGCCGTGCCAGGGCAAACAGCGTGGCGCTGCGATGACGGCGTCATCTACTGGCGCTAACAAACACCGGAGAAAACTATGAGTACGTCCATAGATTGTCGTTATTCTGCGTCTAAACACGCGGCAGAGCTAAAGGCAGAAAACGAGACGCTAAAAGCACGTATTGCCGAGCTTGAGGCGCAAGTGGCGGCAAAGGAGAAAAGATATGAGTACTAGACCTATAGGGTTTTATATAACAACCAAAGCTGGTTGCTTTTACGTGGCGCAATGGACAGGCCAAGACTGGCTTCTTCCTGGCGACGGGCGTAGGTTTACTGACGAGAGCTTTAGCTACATTGCGCCTAAGCCTTTGCGGCTGACAGATAACAGGCTTGCTCCGCAACTGCAAGAGCTATCTAGTCTAATGGCAGAGTGGTCAGATACTGCAGGAGATCATCACTGGCTAGCGCATAAAGCCATTGAAGAGCTGCTCCAGTATAAGTAAAATAAAAATAATAAATTTTACAGGCCTAAATTTTGCGATATAATTATAGACTTGCACAGTCTAGGAGTCTAAACATGCAGCATCGCCATCGCCCGCGCAAGCTAATTACGCGGGCAACTCTTGAGGCATTGCACGCAGATATTATGCGTGGTGTGCCAATCAACAGAGCTATAAGCAACGTAGGTATTGACGCTAGCCGGCCTGTAGTCACTGGCATTTACAACGCTTGGCTAAGCGGCAAATTTGACGACAACTTGTTTCCTGCCTGGTTAGTTCAGGATGGGCCGCCAGTACAAAGCCAACCAGCAGATTGGACGTACGAAGGCTTATTCCCAGCAACAGGCGGTTGGAAACATGGACAGCATTAAACCTTTTATCGACGCTGGTTGGCATACAGTACCACTAGGTGGTGAGCTGCGCCGGCTGGAAAATGGCAAGAAAACTTTGCCTGAATTCCCGCATAACTGGCGAGAGATTTGCACTAAAAAGAAGAACGTCAAGCCCACGGCTATAGGCGGTGCAATTACTGGCCGAGTCAGCGGGATATTTGCTATTGACTGCGACAATGCAGCAACGTACCAGATGTTTCGCGCGTTAGACCCTGACTATGACGCAGTGCTTGTAAGCATTGGTAAAGGCAAAGAAGCGGGCACTATTGTCTACAAGTATAACGCAGAGGTACCAGACACATTTAGCCTGGCGAATGCAGAAGGCTTACAGCTAGACGTCTATGCAGACAATGGATTTATCTACCTTCCAACCGCTCCAAACAAGACAAAGCAACCCTGGCAGCCAGAGCAGTTAAACTGTATTCGTGAAGCGCCAGCTAGTGTAATCCTGCTTCTTAAGCAGCTAAAGAAACTGAAAGAGCGAGCGCCAGCAGCAGAAAGCAAAGCGGCAGACACCAGCAGAATGTACCTGGCCCCTCTGCTAGAACAGTTTGTAGAGCACAATGGTAAGTTTGACAGTAGCTTGTTCCGTGTGCTTACGCCAAAGGCGTTTAGAGATGAACCTCAGTATCGCAAAGATGGGTTCTTGCACCCTACTAATGTGCCAGAAGGTCGCGGCTCCGAGTACTTAATGCGCATTAGTGCTATGCTAGGCTATGATGAGAGTGTTAGCCAGGACTTGTATGTCCAGGTCATGCACCACATCAACAACATGTTTAGCGACCCGATGGATGCAGACCGCTTTGACCAGACTGTGCTGTCACCTATGCTAGATGGTAAGAGCACGCATGATGGAGAAGTGATCTGGCGACACAATCCCGAATGGGAACAACTACGCCTCACATTCCGTACTAAGCGCGGCACAACGATAGACGTTGGCATTGATGACATGCGTAACGTGTACTATTGCTTTGACATGGCCGCTAATGATGTGCGCAGCTTTGACAGGGACAGTGAGTTGCTGGCATACGTGGACGCGATTGCGTACAACCCTATGAAGCGGCCAGAGTTCAAGCAACGCTTGCCATTGATCAGAGTGCACTCAGACCCTGCACAGCCTTGGGGCTTTATCTCTAGCGGGCTACCAAACATCCAAGCATTTAATGTATTCAAGCGATCATTTGAGTTAGAGATTCTGCACAATCCAACGATATACGCGCAAGAGTATAGAGAGCCTACTACTGTTATAAACTATCTAAAGGGTTTAGTGCCTGACGATGACGATCGGCTCTATTTGCTACAATTTCTAAAGTGCAAGCTGAGCACATTTAGATACAGCCCGGTTATTCTGTACTTCTTAGGGGTGCACGGCTCTGGTAAGGATACGCTGGTTAAACTTATTGAGAAGATCGTTGGTAATGTAGCTCGCCCGACAGTACGAGAATTCTTAGAGCTTTACAACGGCTGGTTGACTGACACGTACTTTGTGCAGCTCGACGAGTATGGCAACCAGCTAACATCTGCGCGCGAGAAAGATGAGGCACTAGGTAAGATTAAAGCCTACACGGGTAAGCGCGAAGTGCAGATACGACAAATGCGCACCGATAGCTATCAGATAACGCATAACGCCACGTTCATTATGACAGCTAACAAGAACCCACTATTGTTAGAAGAAGGTGATCGTCGCGTAGCACTGATGCTTACACCCAATAAGCTAGTAGACCAAGATTGGTTTAACCAAGATAGTTGGGATAACATCATGGCAGAGTCTAAGGACTTCTGTTACTGGTTAGCTACTGAAGTGCCTGACATTGACCCACTGCGGTATATGGAGCCACCTGAGACGCCGGCTAAACGCGAAGTGATTGCAGACAGCATGTATGCGTCAGAGCGCGTAGCATACGCTATGAAGCGTAGCATGGCAAGCTACTTGATTAAGCTCGGAGAGCGATACAACGCGCCAAATTTTGTTCTGGGTGTGAAGCGCGGCCGAGTGTACATTGAAGAGCTTGAAGAGCTCTACGACGAGCTCACGGATTATAAAGGCGATATAAAGGCCTTATCGCGCGCCTTAAAGTTGCACGGAGTCATAGGACAACAAACCACACGCAGTGGCAGTAAAACCACAGTGTACTCCTTCAGCTGGGCTGAAACTACACCGTTTGAGGATTCTACAGATGCTGATGCAGACTTTCCAGAACTTTCTATCTGATGATAGCGCTTGGGACATGTATATTACTGGAGCAGCCGGTACAGGCAAAACAACTGGCCTGGCTACACTAGTTGACTATTGCAAAGCTAAAGACATAGCGTACACAGTCTGCGCTTATACACACAAGGCATGCGGTGTTCTGCGGTCTAAGCTTCCAGCAGATGCTAAGGTGCAGACGTTGCATAAATACCTTAAGAAGCGGCCAGGAGTAAACACTGAGGCCACCAAGGCTGCTAATGTAGAGATAAACATGAAGATGGGCGATAGCGAGAAGATTCAGCTATTGTTCATTGACGAGTACTCTATGATCGGCGATAAGGACTTTACTGACATCAGCGCAATGCAAGGAGAAGACGACACAGGTGCGCCGCTGCTTAAGGTTATTTGGATTGGTGACAAGCATCAGCTTCCTCCAGTTAAGGACGTACAAGCAGTACGGCCGTATGGCAAGTATCAAGTGCTATTGACTACTATCCACCGGCAGAGCAACGACAACCCACTATTAGACACCTTAGCTATGCTGGTGCGGTTCATTGAAGGTGAGAAAGTGCAGCAGCTAAAACCTAACGCAGCATTTATACGTGGACAGAACATTGTTAGCGCATACTTGAATAACCCGTCTGAAGACAAAGTTATCCTGGCCTATACGAATAAGAAAGTACAAGAGCTTAACTGGGATATTGCAGGCAAGACAGGACCAGACTACGAAGACCCTGTGTTTAGTCCAACTAACAAGCAGAGCTACAAGTTCTTAGACGATCTGGAGCGCGTAGCGTTTATCCAGTCTCCGTATGAACCAACAAAGATGCTTGACATGTACGATAAGTGGAACACACTTAGTCTTTTGCGCAGTATGCCCGACGTACGCTATGCCAATGTCGAAGATGAGGATGGCACAGAGTACACCTATGCGTATGTCTTTGGGCATTATGAGTATAAGCTAATTGCTGAAGAGTTAAAGGCAGCAGCAGCTGCGTCTAACGCAATAATTAGCAAAGAGTTTGGGGCTAAACCTGCGCAATGGGCTAAAGATAACTACGGGCATCCGCTGGAGCGGCAGCGTGCAAAGGCATGGCGAGAGTTCTTGGCTTTTAACGAGTGGGTCATATGCCTAGACTTTCCACACGCACAGACAGTGCATAAGAGCCAGGGCAGCACCTATGAAACCGTGTTTGTAGATACGCAAGATTTAGGCTTAGCAGCAGAGATGGATTATTCAATGTACTTGCGGCTAATGTACGTCGCGCTAAGCAGAGCTAGCAAGTGCGTTATAACTAATTGAAAT